GAATGTCAAGCAAAGCTTTGCCTGGTTCTGTTCTATCGATAACAGAATCCTTGCGCCATTCTTCTAATAGTTCTTCTAGTTGTTTCATAATATATGCCTCCGTATAGGAGTATACTTCAAAAGATAATGTTTGTCAAGCGTTCTTAGGACATGTTTTCGATATCATAATAACTGTACCGAAATGTAACATCGGCAGTTAAAACATTATCGGGTGCATCTTGAGTATTCATTATGAATGTTGACAATGTGGTAGGAAATACATCGTGAAATTTAAATCGATAAAGTGGTGTGTTTGATGAGGAAAAAATACTTATAGATGCATCAGAAAATTGAGGAAATTTGCCTCTTTTTAAATCATCAGATGCTGAATTGTATTTGTTTAATTTAGGCAATTGACGATACTCGGCAAACTCTACAGGAAAAGTCATTGCACGAATCCAATCATGTATCTCTTTCCATGCAGTCAAATCTTCATCAATTAAAAAAGTAACATTCAGTAAATCGTAAATTGCTTTTTCACCAGGCGAGTATATGTCAACAAACGGATTTGTGATAATTGCTTCAGACAAAGAAATGCCTGGTATCGTTACATTCTGACAAAAATATTGCACATTTGGCACACGACCAAAGTTCAATGTAAATCGATTACTAATTAATGGATTAGGATTTGGTGGGTTTCTTGTAAGTGCTGTCATATTAATATTTATGCGTAAAAAAAGAGGCATCCGAAGATGCCTCTTTGAAGTAGTCCCTTTTTATAATAATTATTATAGGACTTTTTTGATTACATCAGGTTCTTAACAACGAAACCACGATAGTAGTTGTTAGACTGAGCAGTTAGAGCACCCAGACCAGCATTCGTGCCTTCGGCAAACGGATTGGCAACGAGGCCGTACCGTGTCTTGAAACCAATCTTTGGTTGAAAAGTACCAGTGTCAACTGCACGAACCATTTGCAACGGAACATATGGGCAGTAGAAGATACCAGCATCATAGGCATTCGAACCTTTGAAACCAACAACAGCAAACTCATTTGTAGAGCCAGCCGGGAAGTATGGATCGATATAGACTTTGATGCGACCGAAGAGTGTACCAGCAAAAGTATTGCCAGTATCATCAACTGTCAGATTAACTTGACCTTGCAGAGCCGAATTATAATCGAGAATGCCAGCCATGGCCAGAGCAGAAGCAACATCAGACGAACAAAGCATGATGTTACCTTTACCTCTACGAGTTAACTTGGCAATTGTGTTAGCTTCACGCTCGATTTGGAAAGCAAGACCTTTAACTTTTTCAACCATCCAACGACCGTTAGAGTCGGTGTCAAGGTCGAAAGTACCACGGGTCGTTGTACCAACTTGGGCGCCAAGTTTAGCAACACCGTAAATGGTACGAATGACTTCACGATTAATTTCAGCAAGAATTTCAGTAGACAGAATGTTAGCAAGTTCTGTCTCAGCATCTAGACCATGAACAGCCTTCAGATCTTGTGCAAGTTCCATCGAGTATTCGGCTTTCAAAGCACGGGACTTGGCAGTAACCGTGACTTTTTCAATTGAGAACGCCATCTCTTGAAAGGTGTTACCAACAGCACCATCACCAAGAGCCTCAGCCTGACTTGTCAACATAGCGCCTACAGGAGAAGCATTTGATGTGAAGGTCTCGGTTGTGTTGGCAGCAAGAGTAAGGTTAGTAATTTGTGCCAACTGAGCAGCAGTAATAGCAGCATTTGCACCAGAGAAGAAGGTATTAGCTTCGTTGTAAAAGGCTTCAGTACCAGTTTGAGATGCCAAACGGGAACGCATTGCAAAGATAAGACCAGTTGGGCCTGTCATTGGTTGCACACCGCAAACATCATAAGCAATGAGGTTTGGCAGCGAACGGCGAACCAGAGAAATCAAGATTGGGTCAAAGTTTGCAATCGAAGCGCCAGTAGCGTTCGTTGGGTTCGACTCTTGCAGAATATCGGTAGCCTTCTGCATTTCTTGAGCTTGATTCTCAAGAATGACAGCCGTAACAGCTCTCTTGTATGAATCTTTGATTTCTGGGAGGTCTGGATGATCCAGAACGCCGCCCCATTTAGATTGTAGTGATTCGGACAAATACATATAAATCTCCTTTTGTTTACTTAAACTTTAGTTTTGGATATTGCTTTGGAGACAAGTGCAACAAATGGATCATTAATCGCTTTTTGTTCATTTGCCTCTTCAACTTGTTCGTGCAGTTGTTTTTCTTCTGCCTTTTTAACGCCAGAAGGGAAGTAGTTCTCACGAATTGTTTCTAGCTTATCTGTATATTCTTCCTCTGTGGAGAATTCAACACCCTCTGCGAGTGACTTGATTTTTTCAGCTTGAGTTGTAGTGAGACCATCCGTAACTTCACGGGTCAATTCATTCTTGCGGGATTCTACGAGAGCTTTGGCATAAGAAATACCACGCTCAATTTCTTCGTTGAGTTTGCTTTCCAGTTCTTCAACTTTTGTAGCAAGTTCGTCAACAAGGTCAACTTTCTCTGTTGGAACATCGATGTAATGTTCGGCAAACAGATTACGCAAACCAACAATGAATTCTTCTGTAAGTTCGGCACGAAGACCGGACTCAATAGCAATTTCGTTATCAGCAAGCCATTGTTCAACAACATAGTTGAGATAGTCATCAACTTTGGTTGTCAAATCAGACTTAATCTGATCAATTGCCTCTTCGAGCATCGAAGCATATTTTGTTTCAATTTCTTCTTCAATTTGTGTCACTCGGTCAAAAACACGAGCTTCAAAAATAGTGAAAGCTTTTTCTTTAAATTCTTCAGAAATGGTAGAATCGTCAGAGAAAAGAGAATCGATGTCTTCTTTCATCTTCTTTTTCATATCAGAATTTTTCATCATCGTACCATCAGGCATACGATGCATTCCTTTTGAGTGCATTGATTCACTCATTTTTTTCTTCTTCATTTCTTTTTCATCATCTTCATCATCCTCATCTTCTTCATCATCATCATGTTTTTCTTCCTTCATTTCTTTTGTACCATTACCTGAGTGCATTTGGGTATCTGGTGAAGCCTTAGAGGTTTTCATTTTGATAGAAGCAGCGTTTGATGCAGCAGCACCATCACGAACACCTTTAGTGGTGTTCATCTTAGCCGAATCATCGTCCGGTTTGTAGTTTTCTGGTGTAGGACCACCAACATCATCAATGGTTGTAGCCATCTTATGCATTGGTTCGCTCGGGGCATTTTTCTTACTTTGAGTAAGGATGTCTGCCGCAGCTTCCATTAGTTTATTTGTTGCCATTAGGAATCTCCTTATGATTTCTTATTTATAAAATTAAAGTTTTCTGAGGTAATTTTCGAATAATTTTAGAGCAGTTTCTTCGATTTGACTCTTGGAAACTTTCTGAATTGTTTTCTTAGCACGGTCAAAATCTGCTTCCATGAATTTGCCATCAACTAAAATCCATTCTTTATTTTCCATGATACCCTGCACAAAAGCACCTGGTGCTGATGGGTCAGCAACAATGTCGGCCGCAGTAGCAAGTTTTAGATCATCCTGAACAAGATTGTACCCTTCTTTTGTTTGAACTAGAGAACCTAAAGCTCTAGATGAAACACCAACTTGAATATCATTGTTGATAAAGTTTTCAACAATTTGTCCATAAGGTGTTCCCAGAATAAGAGCTTTGCCATAAAACGAGTTGCCGTCTTCTGAGAGGGATACAATCTTGTGCGACACACGCTCGAGATTAATCGATGGTGTATCTGGATGACCTAATTCACCCAATGCACGATTTGTATTGATGAATTCTTCTGTATATCTTTTGACCTCTTTACGGAGAGTGTCCATTTTATACATGCGATTGTTTTTGTTGACTTGTTCGCCAACTAAGAAAGTGCCTTCAATGAAAAGTTTTTTCTTACCATCTTCTGTTGCTTCGGTAAGATACTTAACATTATCGATTGTTTCTGTAATGAGTTTCATGTTACATTCCTGTGAGTATTGGGTCGTAAGTAGCCGATTTTGCCAATTGCATCACTAAAGTTCCTGCTGTTCCTGTGTGTTCAATGAAAAGATTTGCTGTTGCGTTGTTCGCAAAAGTAATATCATATTCATAAAGAACAAGATTAATTGGAGTTGCAATTTCCATAATCAATGTATTTGAAGCAGGTGCAGCACCGCCTGTGGTACTTGTTCCTCTATAGATTCTGTAAATACCATTTGTTGAAGCAGATACTTGAGCAATAGCAGCAGAGGTTACTGTCTCTTCTGTTATAGCAGAAAATTGAGATAAATTAATTTGCGTATTACTAGCAGGACCAGTAAGACGAATTGTAGATTTTGCTCTAACTGCGTTTATGATTTCGAATGGCATTTTATTTTAGTCCCATTGATGATCGCCTTCTCATTGATAATTTCCTCTTTAACAATGAACGGCGAAGTTTTGCTCTTCTAGTTGTTTTCCATGACCGTTTCAATAAACGGGCCTTTTTTAATCTTTGTGCTGCAGGTATTCTTCTTACAGTATTACCTACCATACGATAACCTTTAATGCCTGATCGTCTGCGATTCTTTTGAACAACAATACGACCTTTTGCATTACGCCTAATTCTTCGGCGAATTTTTGTAATTCTTCCCATCTTGATAAGATTAGGATTTCTTTTCTCATCAAGTTCTTCTACTTCTTCAAACATGTCTGCTTCGACATATCGTTTTGCTTCTGCAAGTCTTTTGGCAGTAATCTTATCTAAACGAGCTTTTAGTGAATCTCTTGCTTCGTCTAGTTTACCCTCTGCGATTAAATCTATAAAATTCATTTGACTTTACTGAAAGCAAAAGATGCTACTTTCGCAAAGTGTTCTGGTGATTTATGCACCATATCAGCCAATTTCTTTTTGTTCTCATCATTTACTGCTTTATGAACTTGTGTAATCGCAGATGCAGTATAGTGGTCAATTTTCTTTGTTTGACCATTAGCAAACTTAACTGTGTTTGCTTGTTTGCCAGCAACAATCTTATGTAGTTGATCCATTACTGCTTCTTCAATCTGTGTTTCTTCTGCTTGTAAAGGAGAATCAACTCCTTTGCCATAAGGTATTGTAAAGTATTTGTCTAACTTTTGATTGTAATATAAAGCAACTTTTGTTTTGTTTGGATACATACGAATTGCTTTTCGTTTTAACATTAAAACAAAAGGCGGATCATCAGGTATCTCATCTGTTGCTTCTTCAATTTCCCAATCTTCTTTTATTTCTGCATCTTTGCCATATGCAACATCGCCAACTTTAATACGATGGGCTCTTACTTTACGACCAGAAGGACCAATTTTGTAATCGGCAGTATCTACAATAGATTCTTCTAATTCTTCACGAACAGCTCTACGAGTTTGTTGAAAAATTTGTTTGTTGGTTGAAATTAAATCAACCATCTTATTAAAAAGATTTTGAAGAATCATACGATC